GTCTAAATTCCTCAGAAGCATATGCGCTCTACAGAAGTATGCTGTCTGATTATATAGCTCTGGAAGCCACCCGCTTCCCTGAGATGCAGGAGTTCGTGCCGACATGAGCCAGGCGCTACAGGTCAATACCATTGCTGCGCCAGGCTTTTTTGGCCTGAACACCCAAGATTCGCCGATGGATTTGGCGGCCGGGTTTGCTCTGGAGGCGACTAACTGCATCATTGATCAGTACGGTCGCATCGGCGCGCGTAAGGGCTGGTCGAAAGTTAACTCATCGTCTGGCAACTTAGGCGCAAATAGTGTCGGCGTCATCCATGAGCTGGTCGGCGCGGATGGGGCGTACACCGTACTGTTTGCCGGCAACAGTAAGTTGTTTAAGCTCGACGGTAGCAATGCTGTCGTCGAGTTGACCTACGGAGGTGGGGGTACGGCCCCAACGATCACTGCCAACAACTGGCAATGCGCATCGTTAAATGGCATAACTTACTTTTTCCAGACCGGCCACGATCCGTTAATTTACGATCCTGCGGTAAGCACCACAACCTACCGCCGCGTCTCTGAAAAAACAGGTTACGCTGCTACGGTACCTTCTGCCGATTGCGTTATCTCGGCTTATGGTCGTCTTTGGGCGGCGAATACCGCCGGTAACAAACAAACCCTGTATTTTTCCGACTTGATTGCTGGCCACGTCTGGTCAACCGGCACGGCTGGTACGCTAAACGTGAACAATGTCTGGCCGAATGGGCCGGATGAGATTGTCGCGTTAGCAGCGCATAACGGTTTCTTGTTCATCTTCGGTAAACGCCAGATTCTGGTCTACCAAGGCGCAACAGCCCCATCGACAATGTCGCTTTACGATACAGTCGGCGGTATAGGCTGCATCGCGCGCGATTCAGTGCAGAACACCAACACGGATGTCGTGTTCTTATCAAACAGTGGTGTGCGGTCGGTGTTACGCACGATCCAAGAGAAGTCCGCGCCGTTTCGTGACTTGAGTAAGAATGTCCGTAATGATCTTGTGCAAATGGCCGCAGGAGAGACGCCCTCCAACATTAAAGCGGTTTATTCTGAAATCAACGCGTTTTATCTGATTACTTTTCCGACGGCTAACTTCGTCTATGTGTTTGACACACGCGGCGTTCTTGACGACGGGTCGTCAAGGGTAACTACGTGGCGCGATATAGCACCTACTGCATTGTTGTCGCGTCGCAATGGCGATCTGCTGATTGGCAAGACGGGGTACATCGGCAAATATGGCACTTACTTGGATGACGTTAATACTTACCGTCTTTACTACTACACTAACCAATCAGATTTAGGCGACCAAAGTGTCACCTCTATACTGAAGCGTATCGGCGCGGTGGTGATTGGTGGTACTAACCAAGTTGTCACCATTAAGTGGGCGTTTGATTTTAGTGAGAATTTTTACTCACAAAACGCGCAGATTCCTACGCAAGGCGTATCCGAATATGGCATTGCTGAATATGGCGCTAACGGAGTTCCTGTAGCGCAATATAGTGGGGGCATTGCGTTACAAACGCTTTATGCGCAAGGTACGGGGGCGGGGCGTATTGTGCAGACTGGCTATGAAGCCGAAATTAATTCGTCGGCGTTGTCTATCCAAAAGATTGAAATCCTCACCAAGAATGGGCGAGTATCATGAGTAACTACACAAAAAGTACGGACTTTGCGTCGAAAGATTCTCTGGCGTCTGGCAATGCAGCCAAGATTGTCAAAGGCACTGAGATTGATACCGAGTTCAATAACATCGCAACAGCGGTTGCCACCAAAGCCGACCTTGCGTCGCCTACGTTTACTGGTACGCCGTCGCTGCCTTCCGGGACGACGGGCGTCACGCAGTCGACATCAGACGATAGCACTAAGTTAGCGACGACTGCGTTTGTACAAGATATTGCAGCGGCGGTTAAAAATGAACTGTACCCCGTCGGGTCTATTTATACAAACTCATCAGTTAATACAAACCCAGCAACCTTGTTAGGGTTTGGTACGTGGGCGGCGTTTGCTGCTGGCCGCGTTATGGTTGGTTTTGATTCTGGTAACTCGCTATTTGACACCGCAGAAGAAACGGGCGGATCGGCAGACGCCATTACGGTTAGCCACAGTCACACAGCTACTTCATCTGTTAGTGATCCAGGCCACACACATACTTATTCTGGCGTCACCGCGCCCTCTGGTTCAGGTGACTCCACCCGTGCGGGCGTACCCACCACTAGAACCACTAACGCTGCTTTTACTGGCATCTCCGTATCTACTTCGATTAGCACAGAAGGTTCTTCCGGCACTAACGCAAACTACCAGCCGTATATCACCGTGTATATGTGGAAGCGGACTGCATAAGCAGTAAAGATTTAACCAAAGGAGAATTACATGGTTGCCCCGGTTATTTTAGGATCACTTATTGGCGGCGGGCTAGGACTAATAGGTAGCGGGATGCAGGCAAGCGCGGCGCGCTCTGCCGCACGCACTGCTGCGGACGCTAACGTAGCCGCCGCGCGTATTGCTGCTGAAGAATCTCGGTTCCGCCCCGTAGGCATCACGACGCGTTTCGGCGGCAGCCAGTTTACTTACGGAAAAGACGGCCGCGTATCTGGTGCGGGGTATACCGTATCGCCCGAGCTGCGCGCGTACCAAGACCGGTTAATGGGCCTAGCTGGTACGACAGGGCTAGATGCTGCGGCGGCTGCGCCGGGTATGTACGCACCGTTGACAGACGCTTCTGGCCGACTGTTTCAGTTAGGCCAAGGGTACTTGGCGCAGTCGCCAGAAGAAGTCGCGCAGCGCTACATGACGTCGCAACTCGACATCTTGGCGCCGCAACGTGAGCGTCAATTGGCCGCGCTGCGTAACGAGCAATTCCAAGCAGGTCGGTCAGGTCTATCGGTCGGCGCAACTGGTATGCGTCCTGGTGGCGGTGCAGGCTTGGGCGCAACGAATCCTGAACTAGAAGCGTACTACAACGCGATCGCGCAGCAGGATGCTGAACTAGCTGGGCGAGCGCAAGAACAAGGACAGCGTCAATTGGCGTTTGGCACCACGTTGTTCGGCACCGGCGCGGATTTGTTAGGTGGGTACCAGCGCGGTCTGGTCGGCTCGCTTGCACCATTCCAAGGTTATCTCGGCGCAGCAGGCGACATCGAAGCGTTGGGCCAACAGCCGCTCGAATTGGGTTCTGCACTAGGTGGCCGTATCGCTAACCCACAAGGCGGGGCGTCATTACTCTCCGGCGGTCAACGCGCGGCGGAGTACATGTTCAATGCAAATCAACTTAATCCAACAGCTAGATTTTTCCAAGGCTTAAGCACTAACGAAAATATAACGTCTGGGTTAGCGGAAGGTGTGCGAGGGCTTTTTAGCGGTAGCAACACGCCAGCCTACAACCAAACACAGTTGAGAAGCGAATTTGTACCGAATAGTTTTGCCACTAACTATTTCACTCCTAACCCTAATGCAAGGAACCAAGGCTATGGCTACTACTAGCATCTTAGGGCTGTTTACTTCTCCGGAAGAGTACCAGCAGCAACGCGATTTGATGGCGCAGCGCCAAGCAGCGGAGCTGGCGCAACTCGATCCGTATCAGAGCATCAACTACGGCGCAATCCGTGCCGGTCAGCAGTTTGGTCGCGGCTTGGCAGGCATCTTGGGAGCGGAAGACCCACAGTTGCGCATGATCAGCACACGTCAGTCGGCCCTGCAAGGTATCAACTTGGCCGACCCCGAGTCGATCTTCACCGCCGCTCAACAACTCGCCGGTGCAGGTGATCAACAAGGTGCGTTGATGCTGGCCGACTATGGCCGCAAGGCGCAAGCCGATAAAGCGCTGGCCGAACAGCGCACACGCGAAAGAATGTCGCCGGCCTTGCAAGCCGCTGGGCGTGTTCGCGAGCTAACCACTGCTAAACAAAAGCTGCTGACAGAAGGCGTTAGCGCAGAGTCTCCTGAAATAAAGATTATTGAGGCAGAGATAGATTCTCTAAGCCGAGGTGGCAGAGGCACAGGGCAAGTGCCAGACACCATTGAAATTGCTAACGCTCGCGCAGACGCTAGAGGTTTAGCTGTTGGCTCTGAAGCGCGTAATAAATTCTTGGACGAAGAAATCGGTCGTTTGTCCAGTAAAGATACAACGCAAAAATTAAGTGAGTTTGAACGCATTTTGGACAAGCGTTATCCAGACACGCCAGCAAATGCGCAAATACGCGCGACTTTGTTAGATCAGTATCTAAAGAGTGAAATTGAAGGTAAGGCTACTGGTAAAGGCACCAAAGTTGAGATTGGCGGCATCCGTGTTGACACCGGCAAAGCTGGTGAAGCAGCAGGTAAGAAACTTGGTGAGGAGTTGGTCGACGTTAAAGGTAAAGAATCGGCGCTTGATAGTATCGCCGACGCGAAGTCTATTCTTAAGCAAGGTATTTATGCTGGCGCGTACGGCCCAACAAAACAATTCGTTGCTAAATACACCGGCGTAGGTAGTCCAGATAAAGTGGCTAATACGGAAACTTTCTTGGCGTTTATTGGTGAAACAGTTGTTCCACGTCTGAAGGAATTTGGCGGCAACGATTCCGAACAGGAATTGGCGTACTTAAACCGCATCATGGGTGGTGACATTAGCGTCGAGCCAAAAGCACTAGAGCGCATTCTGAATCAAGCCGAGATAAAGATTAAGCGGGGCATTGAACGGTTGCGTAGGCAAGCCGAAAGCGGCGAAAAGAAACAGCCACTGACATCAACTTTGCCGCCACCAGAAGCGCCGGCCCCCGCAGCTCCAGCAGCGCCGGCAGCACCGCGTCCGACCAAACGGTGGAACCCTAACACTCGTAGACTTGAGGCTATTCAATAATGGCTAAATACATACAAGTAGGGAACGACGTTATCGAGTTCCCAGACAATATGAGCGACGCGGAGATCGAAGCCGCGTTAAGTGGCCAAACAGTTACGCCGCCTTCGTCTGGCTTCTTGATGGGGCTTAAAGACCCAATCAGCGGCGGCGCGCAGTTACTGCCGCGCGGGTTGTCTTATGCCACGTCGTTAGGCGGCGCGCGTCCTAACCCTGTCAGCCGGTTTTTTGAAGAAGAAGCGCGGCGTGTAGATGAAATGGTGCGCGCAGAAGAGGCCGCGTATCAGCAGCAACGCGCAGCGCGTGGAGAGACTGGATTCGACTTTCCGCGTTTAGGTGGGAATATCGTAAGCCCAGCTAACCTTGTACCTGCTGCGTCTGCGGCCGCAACATTTACCCGCGCAACACCAGTAGTAAGAGCCGCTATCGGCGGCGCAGTTGGCGGGGCGATGCAGCCTGTAACAGGTGAAGATTTTGCCGGTGCGAAAACTGAACAGATCGCGCTGGGCGGCGCTTTTGGCGCGGGAGGTGAAAAAGTTGTTGCCGCAGGCGGTCGCATGTTGAACCCGTTGGTGTCCAAAGCCGAGCAAACAATGCGTGATCTCAACATCACGCCGACAACAGGGCAGACGCTTGGCAAAGGCGCGAAGTCGCTTGAAGAGTTTGCGCAATATATGCCGCTAGTCGGCACCGCTGTTCAAGACGCGCGGCAGCGCACATTGTTTCAATTCAATCAAGGTGTCATCAATAACGCCCTAAAGCCAATCAAAGAAAAGTTACCGGCGGACGTTATTGGCCGTGATGCTATCGAGTACGCTGCGCAAAAAGTGTCTGATGCGTATGACGACGTGTTGGGCAAGATTAAATTTACGCTTGATTTCAATACGTCGTCCAACATTCTTGGCGCGCTGAATAAGGCAAAACTGTTGTCGCCAGATCAACGGCAGGCGGCTGTTGATTATGTAAACGACATAGCATTAGCAAAATTTTCTGGTAAGCCGTTAACTGGGCAAGAATATAAGGCGATTGAGTCTGACCTACGCAAAAAGGCATCGCGTTTAATGTCCAGTACGACAGAGTCTGAACGTGAGATCGGCGACGCATTGTTTGGTGTACTAAGCGAGTTCAAGAAATCGCTGTATAACCAAAACCCTAGACTGACGCCGCAGTTGCGCCGCGTTGATTCGGCGTATGGCGATCTTAGCGCGGTCAAAGTGGCCGCTGCAAACTCTGGCGCGGTCAACGGCGTATTCACGCCAAAACAGTTTTCAACTGCCGTGCGCCAAGGTGATAAGACGCTGAACAAGTCGGCCTACGCTAAAGGTTCGGCCCGTTCGCAACGGCTGTCAGATTCGGCACTCCAAGTGTTGGGTGATGAAGCGGGTGAAACTTTGGCGGGCCGCTATGCATTTGGCGGCGCGGGTTTGTTTGGTATGGCTTCGCGGCCGGAAATCGGCATTCCCGTGGCACTAGGCGCCCGTTCGTTATATAGCGAGCCTGGCCAACGCGCGGCCGATGTGCTGTTGCGGTCCAGAACGCCCGCGATGCAAGCCGGCGGTCGATTATTTGGTGCAGCCGCGCCGTACGTTGGCGCAGTAGGCGGCGCGCAGCCTGTATTCCAGTACAACGTGCAAGAACGGTTGCCGATGGGCGGCACGGGTTACTGAGGTAGAAAATTGACCCGCTAACCCTTCTTGCTGCTGCCAACGCTGCCGTTGCGGCGGTCAAGAAGGGCTGCCAACTTTACAAGGACATTAAGAGCGCCAGCGGCGAGGTGTCCGAAGTACTGAAGGATTTGCGCGAGCAGTTTGATAGGGTGACGGGCGGCAGCCCGACACTCGAGCAGAAGCAGAAGTACAACGCCGAGGTGCAACGCGTCCAGGAGATCGCCAAGGCCGATCCGAACGACGTGTACACCGAGATCGGCGACCAGTTGGGCGCGTTGATGG